TAGAGGTGAAGTACCTGATGATTACGACTGTATTGGTGTAGGTATTGACCTTAGCTGTGGATTAGGTGAAAAGAATGACTGGACAGTATTTACGCTTGGAGGTATATCTAAAGGAAAGATCTACCTGATTGATCAACGTAGATGCCGAAGCATGGGCAACATTGAGAAGATTGACACTCTCTGCCAGATGCTGGCTGACTGGAACATCCTTGTGGAAAACGAAGATGAACAGTTTTTCCCAACGATGTCTACGTGCATCATCTGGCCTGAAGCAGTGGCATATCAAACATCTTTTGAAGGTGACTTTAAACGTATTGCATTTGATGACCGTTCTCTGTTTAATTTGACCTGCTCTCCAGTCAAAGGCTTTAAAGGTGACAAGCTTGCAAGACTGCGTGGTGTGCTTGGTTTGTACGAGAAGAAACGTGTTGTCTGGAACAAGTATCGTAAGTGGGATGTACTAGAAGAAGAGCTCTTAAACTTTGGTCACTCACAGCATGATGACGCTGTAGATTCTATGGTTCTTACAATGGGAGGCTTACTCAGAAGAGGTGCACTGCAATTAGATTACAATAGTGATAGTTTTGAAATGTAATGTAAGCTGATGAACTACAATTCAGGTTCTAAACCTAAAAGAGCTCAAGACTTTTTAAGAGAAAAGCTAGAGAAGCCTAGCCACATGGCTCGCTCCCAGCAGTATAAACAGCTTGGTGAAAATAATGTAGCAAATAGTTACGATAGCGTGCAACGTGGACGCCAAGCTAGTGCTGCAGCAAATGAGACTGTAAAAGCTGATGATATGTTTAAAGGTCTGCGTCAATCTGTTGTAGATCAAGGTGATTACTATCAAGCAAGTTCACGCATGAGACAAGCTGGATTGTTTGGTGATGTGTGGAATCAGAAGTCCCCACCTAAGTGGGTAAGCCCTGATGAGCCCGAAGAGATTAAAACAACTTATCAAGATAATTGATGGCTAGACTGTACAAACAAATTGGAGACATAAATGAATAACAGTATGACACAATTTGAGGAAATCCTTAACGCTGCTAAAGAGCGTCGTGGGGATCTTCCTATTGACACAATGATTGTGGCATCTCACTTAGCACAGATGCGTACATTTATACTTCGTAGAGGTGTTGAGTTCTACTGTGAGCAAGATTCTTACGGTAAGCGTAAAGAGTTCTTATCTCAGTTGTTTGAAGACAACATGCTTGAGATGAAGCTTGACAGCATTGTTGACTACTTCTTATGTGATGGACAAGGTTTATTCTATTTCAGACCTGCAGGTGATACCTATCAAATACTTTACTTTGCAAAGAACCAGTACAGATCATACAGAAATCAACAGAATGAGCTAGACAGTGTCACATTGATTTACAACTTCAATGTGCAATCATCAGGAGTGATGGATCCTAACTTTGCAATGCCAGGGCAAAGAGGTCGTAAGAAGTGGATTCGTCTTAAAGTCTACAAAGACAAGATTGAACAAACAATCTCTGATGAAGAAATAAAGTTTGATGACGAAGGCACAGGTATGCCTTCAATGACTGGTGGTGGTAGAACAGAGATACTTACTAATACCTTAGGTTTTATTCCAGCAGTTGAGTTGTTTAACTACATTGACTGTACAGGTGAAGCAAACGGTCGTGGTGAATTTGACTGGTTAGCTAATCAGATCATGGGTCACGATGACCTAGTAAGGAATATCCGTAAGAACATGAAGTTCTTCGGTAACCCAACACTGGTATCTAGTCGTCCTAAACATGACATCGTTGAAGCAGGTGACGAAAGTACATTCCGTCCTACCATTAGTTCTCAAGCTGGCTTCGCTTCAGGCTCACGTCCTAGCACTAAAGCTAGTACTCCGTTCGGTGGCGCTTCGCCAATTGATGGACAAATCAAAGTTCCTAGAGTTATTGCTAACCTAGAACCGACTGACCGAGTTTCATATATGACACCTGACTCTGTGTCGGGTGATCAGAACCTATACGTTAAACAGTATCGTTCTGAAATTCGTTTAGCCCTAGGTGGTGTTGATGACATTGACATTAACCTAGCTTCTACAGCCTATGAAGTTAAAACTTTATATGGTCGTGTTGCTGCTACAGGTGAGAAAAAAGCAAGATCTCTATTCACTTTTGGATTATGCAGATTGCTTGCAATGATCATCCAACATGAAGAGTTCTTGTTTGATGAATCCTTTGCTCAAGCAATTGGACTTCAGAAACCTCCTATTCCTTTGGAAGAAGAATTCCAAGGAGATCAGGAAGCTTATCAAAAAGCTTTCCTTAAGTATCAGAAGGCTATTGCAAAGTTTCAAGAGGATAGGGAAAAAGCCTTCCGTGCTACACTGGAGGCAGGTAATATGCCTAATGGAGTTGTTGGTTTAATTCCAGACGGTAACACCAAAGTTGCATGGCGTTGGTTAGGAGAAGTTTTTGAATCGGATACACAAGACATACTTAACAACAGTATTGTCGTTCGTAACCTTCAAGAACTAGGTGTTGATAGTATCGAAGCTCTCAAATACCTATTCCCCGGAAAAACAGATGAAGAGCGAGCAGCAATGCTTACTGGTTATCCGTTCCGAATGGTCCAACAAACTCAACAAAGTATTAGCAGCTTCATTAGCCTTTTAGGCAGCCTTTATCAATTGCCTCATCCTCAGACGCCTAATTTACCTCTTGCGTCTGACCCGAATCTGGATATCACCGGATTCCTTTATCGTTCTTTAGAATTCTTACGCAAGGAGTTAAGTTACAGTGGAACCTACAAACCAAGCAGTAGCAGCGACACCCCAAGTGTCATCACCGACGCCGACCGCCGTCGCTCCCAGCTCGGCCTCCCCATACGGGACGAGCGCCCCATCACCTTACCAGGGATCGGCCCCGACACAGGCTCCGGCTTGGGCGAATCAGGCACCCCAGGCTTACAGCCAGGCACCGGCCCCGCAGGCTTCGGCTCAGGCCCCATCAGCGGGGAATCCATGGCAGGAAGCGTTCCAGGCACTCTCCGCAAGCCTGAATACGCCCACAGCCTCCCCAACCCAGGCACCGTACTTTCAACAGGTGACGCCAACCCCACAGGCCAGTACCCAGGCTCAGTGGGCTTCACCTCAGCCTCAACAATGGGACCAATCGGCTCGCCAGACTTACAGTCAGCAAGCTTCAACCCCGGCTTATTCGGCGCAACAGGTCGAGCAGCTGCAGCAGATGCAGCAGGCAGTTCAAAGTCAGCCAGGAAGCGCAAGCGCTCGTGACTCTTACCTGAGTCAGATCTCTGATCAGAGCCTTGAAGTTCTTGAGCACTTTGGTGCTGAAGCTCCCGGTCTTCTTAACCAGTACGCTTGTGCTGTTGAAGATGCACTGATTGAGCAAGTTCAACGTGGCAATAGCCTCAACACCATGCTGGATGCAGCTGGTGAAGAGCGTTCTGCAATGAACCTCATGCTTACCGATCCTGACATCCTCGCTGACTATGTCAACGACTTCTATGGTGTCAACGGCCCTTATCCTACTGAAACTCAGGAAGAAGCTGCAGCTCGTGTAAACACCGAGCAACGTGCTCAGTTTGAAGCTGAGATTGAATCTCAAGCCCGTAACGACGTTCCACCTAACTTCCAGCGTCCTCAAATGGAGATGCCTGAGCGTGGTGTAAATCAGAACCCCGCAGCTGGCTTCTGGGGTGACTTCAGTCAGATGATGGACCAGAATCCAGAACAAGCTTGGCAGTACCTTGCTCAGGCTCCTCAGGGAGCTCTACAGAGCAAGATGATGATCCAGGACCTCTGATTACAATAGTAGTAACTAGCTAAGCCTTACCATGCAACCACTTAACACCCCTATTCCACCTAAGGCCATTCCTGTTGCCCGTGAGTCCCTCGCTCTTTCTGATGCGATGCACGGTCTTCAGGCAATGACGCCACCGAATACGGGAATGTATAACTCGGATGATGGTGGGGCTATGTCTAAGCCTTACTTAAATGCAAACGTTACTGAGAACCAGGAACTAGCTAGACAGAACATGATCCAGAATGCCCAGACGGCTGCTCCTCAAGCAGCTGCTGGTGCTATGGGTGCTGTACGTAAAGGTGTTACAGAACAAAGTACTCAAGAGTTTAGAGCACAAGAATTCCTTAATGAGAAAATGGCTACTCAGCTTGACGCTGCTGGCCTCGGTCAAAACCTAATGCAAATCAATGCCGTCATGGGTACAGACCCTGATCGTGCTAAGTTTGTCAACGATATTGAAACATCCCGTGCAATGTTCTCAGGTCAAGCTCCAGAACTAGGAGCCGAGAGAGCACAAGAACAATACTACCGTCGTTAATCTACTACAATCGTAATAGTCATTGAATAAAACAAATGCGTAAGGCTGGCGAGTTTGTTGACGATCCTGAGATGTTCCAGACGATATGGAAACATCTCAAATCTGATGGTGTGCCAGATCAAGCTGCTAATCAGATGACAGCTGAGATGGTCACTCATGGTGAGGACTTTGAAAGCAGTGTAGAAAAGTATCAAGGACTAGAAAGTAACTACAAGTCCAAAGGGTTTAATGAGCATGCTGCACAGGCTATGGCAGTAGAAGCTATGGAAGGTAGACAGGAAGAGCCAAGCGAATCTCTCCGATTTGCACGAATCCACGGATAAACTTGACAGTTGGTAGAATAAGAGGCTATGATAAGTAGGTAGTCTTTCCCTAACCATATGTCACAACCTAAAATCTCAGGTGATTCAGTACGGTCTTACCTGCGTGATATTGGTCGTATTCCTCTGCTTAATGATGACGAAGAGATCTTGTTAGGTCGTCAGGTACAGAGACTAATGACATTAGTTGAGATGAAGAAAGAGCTAGAGCTGAATGACGATGGATTAGCTGAATCAATGGATATCCCTGTTAAGCAGGTCAAACGTGAACTCCGTGCTGGTGTTAGAGCTAAAGAGAAGATGGTTGTCTCCAACCTGCGTTTAGTAGTCAGCATTGCTAAGAAATACACAAAGCGTAACATGGAATTGTTAGACATCATCCAAGAAGGTACATTTGGCTTAATCCGTGGCGTAGAAAAGTTTGATCCAGGCCGTGGCTATAAATTTAGTACATATGCCTACTGGTGGATCCGTCAGGGAATTACACGTGCCATTGCTGAGAAGTCCCGTGCAATTCGCCTGCCAATCCACATTACAGAGAATTTAAATAAGTTAAAGCGTGCTCAGCGTGAATTGTCCCAACTTAATGGTGAAATGCCTACAGTTCGCCAGTTAGCTGAAGAGATGGAACTTACTGATGATGAAATCAAAGATTTAATGTGTAAGGCTCGTCAGCCTACATCTTTGGAAATTAAGATTGGTGAAAACCGTGATACCGCTTTAATTGACTTATTAGAAGATGAAACGCAACTTCCTGACGCTTTGCTCTTTAAAGCATTCTTAAAAGAAGATATATCTGAATTAATTGAAGAATTACCATTACAAATCCAAAAAGCGATTACTATGCGTTATGGCATCGGTGAAGAAGTATCTGAGCCAATGTCAATGACTGCTATCGGTCAAACGCTTAATATGAGCCGTGATCGTGTACGTAATCTATTAGAAAAAGGTATAACAGCACTACGTCAAGATAGTAGTAAAATCAAAGATTATTTGTAAATTACAATAGGAGTATGTCTACGCTATCAATAGATGACATATTCGACAAATACATTTACTGCATCGCTAGCTTCTGACAATAATACAGTCAACAGCGGTGCAGTACAGAGTAATCAGTATGCAAGTTCTGGCACTACTCCTGGTAGCGGTTCTGCTATCTTACGTGATGGTACTTCGTATTACACTACGCAATCTTCTCGTGTAGAGCAGTTGCAACGTGTAGATGTAACTGAGCAGATTCGGCAGTACAACAACTTATATGGAGGCAGTAGTAATACTCAACAGAGTGGTCTAGCAGCTAGCAAGTCACTGAACTATGCTGATGCACCTACGATGCAACGGGCACAACGTGTGTCTACTACGGTATATCCTTTTACATTTACACTTGTCGGATCAGTAGGACTGTTTGGTGCTGAGAACTATTATCTACGAGTAGACCTAGATCTTATTACACCACTAAACCCTGAGTTTGAAGAAAACGGTTGGGAACCTGCAGTTATTACTTTTGGCGAAAACCCTACAGTCAATACATATCAACCATCTGACATTGATTACGATAGCGATCCACCACCACCTGATCCAAATCCAACTGCACAAGATACACCTAATCAGGAAGCATCAAGAAAGTGCTGTGCTTTCTATGGGGGCACACCACTTGTACCTCTTCTTAATTGCTATTACGGTGCAATTATTACAAATGCTCGTCCTAATTTCTTTGATCCTTGGGTCAGTATTGATCTCACTAACATAGGTGTTAACAATATTTATATTGACACTTGGTTAGACACGATGATTTATACTCGTGAGCGTAAGATGTGGGGCTTTGACAAAATGTTTGTACGTCCTAAAGATTTCTTTTACGTTGGTATACATGCAAGAAATACCCGACAGCTACCTTATAACGTAACTGTAACTATCGGGGATCAAATACTTCAGGGCAGTGAGATTAAAGAGAAAGAGCTTATTGCTTATGTAGATCCTCATTAAGAGGCAGCAACTGTAGTTGCTTTAGTACCAGNTTTGCTNGTAGGTGNTGCATCTTGGTTAGTCCAGGTGCAANTAAAAGTATAAGTTCCAGGAGTTGTAAATACAACTTGTGTATTTTGACCAGTAGGACTATTGATTACAGCACCAGCACTAGTGCCACTAGCATTAGCTACTGTCCATGCATAAGCAGTAGTGCCTACAAGGTCTCCACCACCATTACTAGAAGAGTAGTTTTTACCAGTATTTAGATCAGCAAACGCTACAGTAGCTGGACCAGTTACTGTAATAGCACCAATTGCTTGTTGAGAGACAACAACTGCTAAGTCATCACTTACACTAGGAGCACTAGCCGAAGAAACAACACAATGAACTGTTGCATTTCCTGGATCACTGAATGTAATACCTGTGCTAGAACCAGTTGCATTAGAGATTTGTGCATCAGCATCTACTACTGTCCACAAGTACTCAAGGTCACTGACATTGTTACCTGCTAAAGCAACAGAGTAATTAGAACCTTTACCTGATGTAGCTGTAGCACTACCGCTAACTGTAGCAGTACCAAGCGTGTTGACAACAGAGCAAGTTACGGCACGAGAGTCTGATTGAGGACTATCGCTTGCTGTATTAGAAGTAATTGTGCACTTCACATCGTAAGAGCCAGCTTGCTTCCAGCTAACAGTACAACCAGATGCTGCTGCACCAGAAGTAATTTCAGCTTTACTAGTAGCGACTGCACTACCGCCTTGCTCAACAGTCCAAGCGTAGACAGCATCACTAGCAGAAGGTGTAGCGTTTGACTGATAGCTACTAGTAGCACCTACGTCAACAGCACCTTTACCTGAAATAACAAAGGTTCCAATAGTTGCTGGTGCCTGAAGAATACGTTTAGCAATAGCACCACCACTGATACTAGGGAACAAGTATTCAATTACAATCTTCTTTTGATCCTTGCTAGTAATAGCAACACGATCTACAGCAGAGTAGTTAGAGAAACCGATGTTGTAAACATCATTATCATACGTTACCATCAGCTGTGTATCAACTGATGAAGGGATAATAGCTAGATAATTAGTACCTACTAAATCAATAACAGTACAGCTGTTATAAATAGTATTATTAGCTTTCTTAGCCCACCACTGGGGGATTTGCCAAGTATCTCCACCACGGGGATCATTCTTGATTTGGAATGTAAAAGCACCTGAAGACTTATAGTCAACGAGACTCTTTACACCCTTCAGGACAAACTGTTCAGCCATTAGTTTGAAATTAGACTTTCTTCTATTTTAGTCGTTTTCTCTGGTGTACGATTTTTCCATGTTGCCCAACGTAAGTTATTAGCAAAACAGTTACCTGTATTACCGTCTTTGTGTTCAACAATTGAGCAACCTTTGCCCTTACCATATGGTGTAGGCGGAGGGCCAAGAAACGCTAGTGCTACTAGTTTATGCACGCATACGTCAAGGACTTTACCTTTACCAATACGTTGCGTAAGACAGACCATAGGATAACCTGCTTTATGTGGACGATGTTTTAGTAAACGATCTTCTTTGTACTTAGTACTCTTAACATGACCTGCACGATTAACGTAGTACTCTATACATGCTTCAAAGCCAGGTAAGCGGTGAATAGGCACCCACTCGCTAACATCAATAAAGTTTTCCATACAGCTTAGGGAACGCTAATAATACTACTATTTTAAATAGTAAGATAAATCTATGTGGCTTTGTTGTCACTATAAACTATTAAGTTTGGAGAGTTGATCCTATGTGGATTGATAATGACTTTCCCAAACTCTTAGGTGCTGAGCTTTATCGTCCTCACCCTGCGTATATCGTAGAGATGGCGGTTGAACCAGTCGTAGTACACGATTTCTCTAAGCAGCCTGGTCAGACAGTGCAGCTTGATCGTTACCGCTTCTGGGGTAAGCCAGGTACCAAAGAGTCACGGGAAAGAACTGCTGATCAGACCCTTGGTACTGCATCTGCACGCAACATCGTGAAGGACAAGGTGCTTGTCACCTTGAGGGAGTACACAGGTCCTGCGGATCCTCGTGACACCACTCAGCCTTCTACCTTTAAAGTGGCTCGTGAGACCCTGATCACTGCACAGCGTTTGCTGTTGGATACAGGTAATCTTAACGTTTTCCACCAGTCCATTGGTTCATTGACACTGCTTGACGACTATCGTCGTTGGCGTGACCGTGTCTTCTCTAACGAGCTCCTGAAAGCAGAAGCCGTTGGTGAAGCTAATGAAGTGCAAGGTGGCTACTACCTCCCCGGCGGCAAAGCCAAAGGCGGTACAGGCGGTACCCTTGGAGTGACGTATGACGCTGGCGAATCTGCCAAGTTTGACGTTACCACTGACTTGCTTGAAGTAGTCAAGGACATGCGTAAGCGCAACGTCCCAACATTTGCAGACGGTTACTACCGTTGCATCGTTGACCCGACTGCTATGATGCACCTTCGCCAGAACAGCGACTTCCGTGAAATCGCTCGTTACCCTGGTCAGGGCATGATCAACCCCATGCAACCCAACTTGGCTCCTGATGCCAACTATTTCTTGGGTATGGGTCCTGCGTACGGACAAGCTGGCTTTGTTGCTGGTCAACCCGTTATGCCTACAGGCTTCCTCTTTGAGGGTGTCCGTTTCTTCGAGTCCACCAACCTTCCTGCTCAGGTCTATAACCTGATCGTCAAGGATGCTAACGCTAACGCTGCTAATTATGACGCAGCTCAGCTGATCTTCTTCGGCCCTCAGGCCGTAGGTGTGGGTATCGGTGGAAACAACGCTCAGATCTTGTTGAACAACAACGATGACTTCTCACGATTCATCATTATGATCTGGAGTCTGTTTGCCGGTTTTGAAGTACTTAATAAGGACTTCATCTCGGTTGGTTACTCTTTCGTATATTGATAGGTAACTAACTATGACGTACTCTAACGCTTCACCTTCCGCCAACTGTTTTGACGGAACTACACGTACTCCTTGGAATAACGTGATCTTCCCCGGCAACTATGTTTGCCACCTGAACTCTTACCGTAATCAAGGCATCAACGCCTATCCCGGTCTTCAGTTCTTCTCCTTGGTTGGTGCCCTTGTGGTGCTTCCTATTGAGAACACTCAGTCCAACGTTCTGAACTCTTCGGCTCAGCTTCCTGCTGCGACGTATGCACTTCAGATCCTGTCTCCTGACCTCGGTCCTGCTCCTAAGCCTCTGGCTAACCGCAACTTCGTGGTTCCAACTGGCGCATGTGTCTACAGCTCTGCTGTTAGCACTGTCAACTTGGAAGAAGCTGCCGCTGCTGGCGACACCACAATCACCGTAGCCGGTATTCCTGCTACTGTTGATTCCGAAGCTCTTCGTGCTGTACTTACAGCAGACAGCAATGGTACTTTCAACGAATGTGGCGCTCGTGCCATCGTTCTTGACTTCCAAGCTGTTGAAGCTGCTGCAACTGGCTCTAACACTTCTGTTACAGTCACAACCAGTAAGGCTCTCAAGCCTGTGAACGTTTCCTCCGGTGGCTCCGGTTCAGCTTTTGCTGACGCCACTGCTGGTCAGTCTGCCATCCTTGTTGAGGTTGACTACTTCATGATTGCTAAGGGTCCTGATAGCGACAGGGTCAACCTGCCCTATCCTTACACTTCTGAATCTACCGGTAATTGATTGTAGTTCAAAGTTAATCAAGAGGGTTTCACTAACCCTCTTTTTTATGTCTATAATTAAGGCAAGTAGACTTTTCCCGAAATGCCTAAAGCTAAAACTGGACCTGAGAATCCACAGGTCAGTAACTTAATGCAGGATCAGAAGACCGGTAAATTAGTAGAATTCATCGGCACGCACGATAAAGAGTATGCAATGGTTCGTGACGGCGCTGGTAATGTAAGCTATGTTACTTTAGATCAACTCCTGCCTTACTCTCAAGAGAAAGGACGGTTATCTAAGATCGCTGCTCCTCAACTAGAAATTGAAAAAGAAGAGCCAGTGCCTCTTTCTGTTGTACCTGCTGAAGATGCACGCTTGAATCTTAATAATGCAAGTGCTGAGATGATTGCTAAACGCCTTCCAGGTGTTGGCTATACCACAGCTAAGCGTATTGTTGAGCTCAAGATGTCACTCTCAGGTGAGCGATTTACTAATCTTAAGCAACTTGAGAACATCCCTAGGGTGAACTGGGAACAGTTTATCACCGACGATATAATCTTCATTGCTTGATTGTTAAACTAGTACTAGTACTGACGTTAGATAGTAATGGATCCTATAGTAGAAGAGATCCTTATGGCACGTGCCATGCGGGATTCACAAGGTGTTCCTGATATAAACTCAGCTGTTACAGCTGGTGGTATTGTTGGTGCACTTGGAGGTGCAGCAGCAGGCTCGTTGCCTCATGCAATCCTTAAGAATACTATTGGACGCTTTCCTGATCGTAATCGCCCTTTAAAGCCAGGTGCTCGTATGGCAGGTGGTTTAGTCGGAGCTATCCTCGGTGGTGGCTTAGGTGCTGGTACTCGTCAGATGATGATCCAAGACTCACCTGCTGCTAGCATTCTTGCTAAAGCACAAACAGGTGAATTGACAGAATCAGATCAAGCACGCTTAGCTGACATCTTGACTGAGACGTATCAACAGATGGGGCTTAGCTAATGCAGTTAAACGATTATCAAAAGAGTAAAGTACGCTTTCACCTAGGCTATAACG